TTAACGTATATGTAAGTTTTTTTCATAACAGAGCTATAACGTCCTCATCATCCATTTCTATGTGTTCGTTGTAAATCCGGTTTACCCGATCTAAATCAGCCAACATTGCATCGTAATTGATTACCGCCGGCGCTTGGGCTGTAGCCTCAATGACAAACGGTTCTGCAATCTCCTCTGCAATCCTTGGTTTACCCTCTACTATTTGCTCAAATAATGCAATAACCTCATCTCGCCTTGCTTTTGCCTTTGCTGCCTCTGCCTTGCGGTGTTCTTCTTCTTTTCGCTTGCGGTCAACGCCATCGTGAGTGTCAACGTCAATTAGGACGGGTACATAGTCCCATGTGGCAACGTCCCACGTTCCGGTGTCCCAATACCCGTTCATGCAAGCTCAACCCCAGCGGCTCTCCCGTCTGCGCCACGGATAATCTTCTTAGGCGCTGCAATGACAGTCATCACGCCGTTGATTTTATCCATTGCGGTGTTGTGCATATTGCTCATGTTGTCGTGCATCTGAACCATGCGGTTCATGGCTTGCGTCACATTGTCACCCAGTTCTGCGGCAATCTTAGTGCTTGCAGCCTCTTGCGCCTCAAGTAACGGCAAGTCTAAGCCTGGGTTTGCCCCAATCCTAGCCACCATAATCTTAGTTGCAGACTCAAGTTCAGTTTTCCACTTTTCCAATTGTTCGGCAGCTTGCAACTTGGCTTGTTCCATTGCCTGCATATACTGTTGTTTTTGCGCCTCAAGTTGCATTTCAGCTTGCAGTTTCATTTGTGCCATCTGCACATCAGCCTGCGCCTTGGCTTGGGCAACTTGAATGTCGGCTTGCGCCCTCAGTTGTTCAGCCTGCGCCGTAGCCTGCATTTTCATCTGCTCAGTCTGTGCTTGAGCTTGCATTTTCATTTGCTCAAATTGCTGCTCTGCCTGCATTTTCAGAACTTCAGGGTTTGGCGGTGGTGTCTGCTGCGCCATCATTTGTTGTTTTTCTTGCAACTGTTGCATAGCTTGGTCAATCGTACCCTCAATCGGTGCGGCTTTCTTGTATGCGCCAACGCCAAATTTCACCAACTCGATTAGCATAGGCACTAACTCTGGCGCTTGTTGACCCATTGGCAACGCTTGCGTCAAGAACCCACCCATCGCTTGCAAGAACTCAACACGCTCACGTTTGTTTTGGTTTTCGTCGATCTGCACCAGGCTATCTGAATCGACTTGGATGCGGAACGAGCGTAATGGCTTGTCTTGAATTAGCTGCAACGCCTGTGGGATAAGCGCCTGATCTGCCGGTTGCATACCTTGTGCGGCAGCGTACATAAGGATCGTTGTAGGCTGAAACTTAGTGCAAATAACTTGTGCTTTTAACTGGAATAGCTCACTCGCAAACAAGGCAACATCTTCTTGCATCGAGCGCAAGCGCAGTCCTGCATACTGACCCTTAATCTGTTGTGCCGTAGCGGTTTCAGAGGCTTGTCCTTGTCCCCGAATAATGTCACTAATACCTGTAATTTCATAGATTTGGGTTTTGATTTCATTCATTGCTCGATAGCATTGCATGAGCGTTGCCGCCATCACATCAATTGGCAACAGGTCAATCGACCCTTTTAATCCACCCTTTTCAGAGAACGCCATCCACTTATCTACAGGGATCAATGTGTTGTTATCGCCCTCAGTCAAAAGACGCTGCAATGTGGGTTGTGATGCGTCATAGACCCCACGAACACGCAACGCTTTAACTAACCCGTCAATGCGATCAGTCAAAATGTCCAAGTCTGTCGCTTGGTCTTGATACAGCACAAAGTCAGGCACAGGCACAAGCGTATCGCTCGTCATCGTGGCGTATAAAGGCTTGGCACACGGAAAGAAGTTTTCAAGCTCTAGCGGATCGTCTCGTTCGTCAAGAATGTTTGGGCAGCTCTTGCTAATCCAATACACCTTGCCGCTTTCTTTGTCCCATAATTCGCAAATCTTAGCCCGTGTGAAGTCTTTGGATTGTGTCGAATACTGCTTATTGGTTTCCGGCCCTGCATCCAAGGGAATGGATTTAGCCGTTTCCTCGCCAAATCGTTCGATGAGGCTATCTTTGGTCATGTATACCCAGCGCCAAACTTGAGTGACTTCCTCCCATGTACGGGCTACTGAATGTCCAAAGTCTTTCCAATGGACGTAATCAGTAGGCGCACACTCGTACTCAATTTCCTCTTGTGGCTCAACTTCCTCACCCATAGCGCCATCAAGCGTCATAGCAGTCTTGACTTGCTGACCTGTACTGTCAACCTCGTCAACATCTTCAGTTATTTGCAGTCCATCTTCAGGAATGTCTTGCGCCCGAACGTGCGGCTCGTAGCGCACCCATGCCACGCCTCGACCACCCAAGAATCTGTCCTCAACTGCGTGTTTCATAGTCGATCTGAAATCGGTGTAGTGCTCGATCTCAAAGTCCAAGGCACGTTCAATCAATTGGCTAGCAACACGGGCAACTGGGTCGTTATCCCCAAAGCGTCGAGATACGTCAGCCTTTGGAAGCCTGGCATATACCGCAGGGATCAGCGTCTGTACGTTAGACCACAAAATGTTAAATTTAGCGGTTTCGTTAGTGTTCTGATTGCGGTTGTCATCACGGTAGCGCCTCACAATCTTGTTTGTGCGAGCTTCCCATTTCTTGAACTCATTGTCGTATTGGCTGATTACGTTTAGCCACTTTTGAACGCCAGTCAATGCTTCCATCTTAGTATCTCGCAAAAATTACGTCACGGTTTACCCGCCCGACAATCTCATAACCCCAATCTTGGAGTAAGTTGATTGTGTCCTCGTCGCTGTACCCGTATCGACTGCCCAAGCCTTTTAGCTCTAGCGTGATAACTGGATACGTTCTCTTGATTGTTTGTTTAGCACCCAATATGGCTAGATGCTCGTAGCCTTCAATGTCCAATTGGATAAAATCGCAATCATCCACCTCTAAAGCATCAATTGGTATAACTTGCACATCTTTGCCTGCTTTTAACTGATGCGCCCCAATGTTTTCAGGATACGGATGATCGACTGCCGCTGTGCCGTGCTTGTCACCAAATGCAGCTCGATGATGCTCAATGTTGTCGTGGCCTGCGACATTTAGTAGCAACGCTTGATAATTGACCAAATCAGGCTCAAATGTGATGACACGCTCAAATTGCCTTGCCATCGTAGCGGGATAAACGCCAATATTGCCGCCTGCCTGAATGACTGTGCGAAACTGGTTCATGTGGGTATAGCTCACATTCAAGTCTGGCAGCTCGACCAAGAGTGCGTTAATGCAGCACTCGTCAATATCGGGAACTTGCCAGCCTTCAATCAATTTCATACGGTATCCTTGTTTGTTCCCACGGACGAGGTTTGCCGTGAAATATCACAACCTTGGCATCATCTACCCCTTTGGGCAGCACATCAGCCTTAAAGCTAACAATTCCATCACAAATGTCTTGCCAGTACGTCACTTTGTCCCGCATAAAGTGTTCAATGTACGATTGGTCACCACCCGCCGTGTACATCTGTAATGCTGCAAACTTGTCATACAAATCAACAGGTTTTGACCAGTACATCATGCTCGATTGCATCGCTTTTGGGTTGTATTGACCCCGATAAACGTCACGCATAATCACGAAATCGTGCCGCTTTGCCGACTCAATCATTGCCGTACAGTCACCAGTCAGAACAGTATCAAGGTCAAAGTACAGCGCACTTGGTAGCCGAAACAACTCCATCTTTGCCCACCAACCAACCCAATCATGCAGCAAAGGAATGGTTTTGCACTCTAGCTCAACGTCTGACAGGCACACAAACTCATGCGGTGGCAGATACTTAGCGCACATCTTTTGCAGCGCATAAACGTGTTCAGGTTTGAAATCACCGCCCGAACGCAATACGCTTGCTACGATCATGCGCTGAAGATGCCAATGGCTAACACTTCCACGCCTGCGCCTGTCGTAATTTTCCACGGGCCATTGCGCGAGATAGCGTTGACTTCAATGTTGTAGACGTTAACGCCTGTACCTGCTGATACTGGCAATAACGTATGAGAAGTCGCACCATCTAACAAAATTACGTTACCTGTTAGAACAGTAGACACAGTGCAAATCAATCTATGCAAATAATCGCCTGCCGCACCTGTGCCACCTAAAACGTGTGCTGTTTGACTTGCTGCAACGTGTTCGTATTGATACTCGTAAGGGTGCTGTATACCGCTCATAATCTTCTACTCCGGTTAGTGGTGTGGGTTGCCCACATATCATTCAAAGTTACTGTGTTCTCAGGCCCGACAATCAACGGCTTGACCATATCTGGCTGTTTAACTTTCGGCTCTAACCTCCAAGCAATTGCTAACATTCGGAACGCATCTGCTGGGTGGCTTGTCCAATCATGCCTAGGCGTTTGCCTAAATGCCTTCTTGTCCTCGTCGTATTCCCGCTGATATTGCCGTAAAGCCTCTAGCCCATCGTGCGTCCGTTCAGCATCAAACCAACATTGCGGCAACATCTGACGCACCGCTTGAATCCCGTCTTGCACCGACAAGTCAGGCACGATAGCCATGTTGTTTATACCTAAATACTCACTTAACTGCTCAATGACTGACTTACCCGCTGCTGCTAGAGTTTTAGCCCTTGCATCGTGCGGTAGGTAATGTTTTGCGTATTTATACGGCTTTTCTACGACTATTTTAGCTATTTCTGCAATGTTTGCACCACTTATTGCAAAATAATCAATGATGTGGATTTCGTTACGCACGACTTGATACCACCAAATAGCCGTGTCATCTCGATAGCCCAAATCCCAAGCCGTGTATGTGGGTAGGTGCGGATCGTAATCAACACGCCTAACCTGACCGGCATCTGTAATCTTGCGTAAGTCCTCGCCATAAAAAGCGCCAAGAATAGCCGCCTCAAACGAACACTCGTACTCTTGTAAGAACTGGTCATCGCTGATCTGTGCGGCAGCAGCCCGTAGCTCTGTATCGGGTAGCAGTCCAGACTCACTAGCCTTTAGGACAAGGTGAAACCACTCGTCAGGCGTTTTCTTAGCTGTTTCAAATATCTGCCAAAACTGGTTCTTACCCTTTGGTGTACCGGCGAACACAGCCCACCCTTGCTTGTCTGACAATGTAGGTCGAATCACGTTACCCCAAACTGATGGTCTGAAGTCACCATATTCGTCCATGAACACGCCATCAAAGCCTAATCCTCGCATTGCGTCAGCATTGTCAGCCCCAAACAAGCGTATCTTGCCACCAGTTATAAGCTCAATGGTCAGTTCGGCCTCGTTGGATGACGCAAGCACAGGCGCAGCAAAGTGTTTAAGATAATCCCAAGCCACAGACTTAGCTTGGCTGCGGAATGGCGCAATGTAAGCAAATAGTGGGTTTGTGCTTTTGCACATGAGCGCAGCCCGAACAATGTCGTTAATGGCTGCGACTGTCTTGCCGGCTCGTCGGTGTGCAACAAGGCAAGCCCAACGTTCGGTGCGGTTATGGAATGGTTTAAACGCATCCCGTGGGCTGTAAGGCAGCGTTACTTCCCGTCTTGCCACTTCACCACCAGTTCAATCGGGCCATCATTGGCGCCAGTATGTTCGGTTCGTGCAAGTTTGGGAACGTGGTATTCAGCGACAGCCATGAAACATTCAAACGCTGTCTTTGGCCCATACCGTTCATCAATTGCTATTTGATCTAGCCATAGCTGAAGTTTGTCTGAATTACCGTCTACAAAAGCCGCTATAGCCTCTCTAGCCTTAGTTGTGCTTTTGTTAGGGATACCAACAGGTCTACCTGCGTTTTCCCTTCTGCCGCCTTTGATAGGCTTAGATTGTTTTTCAATTGCCATATCTTTTCTCAATGGTCTTAGATTTAAGATTGGTTGAGTTTAGCTTACTTATTGATTACCCTGCATTGCTTCCCAATCTGCTTGGGTTGCACCTACAGCATCAGGGTTTTGTCCTGTAGCTCTCATAAAATACTCTTTCCATGCTGTTGGATGGTTTTCAGCTTTGAGCATTTCGCCAGATGGTGCGGATGAAGGCCAATGCAAACGGTTTTGGTCAAACGGATCTGGTTCAGGTCTAATGCCAGCTGCCCATGCTTTGCGGTAGTCATAATCAGCGTTTTTACTTAAATCTGGCGTTTCACCGTATTGCTTTTGGAATTCTGTGTACCAAGGTGATGCGGTAATGCCTGACATAAATCGCCGTTCATCGCCTTGTGCTTGGATTGTTGGATTGACCGTTGCTGGTCTTAGAGCGTTTTCCAACTCCATTTGATACTTTAAAGAATCAGCAAGTTTCTTAGGATCAGCCACGGTTACGCTCACTTATGTTTTTAGCTTTTGATCGGGCATCTTCTTTGCTTGATGCGCCCCATGCTTTTAAGGCTAAGGCTAGCCTAGTGGGTTTTCCGTCTTTCTCCATCGGGCCTGGCATATTGCCCATGCGTGCAAGAAAACTGGCTCTGCGTGGGTTATCACCTGACTTGACCGGTGGCTTGAGGTTCATGCCTTCTGCTTTGGCACTCGCTCTACCCTTGGCATTTAGACCGCCAGCAGGGTTCTTTCCCTCTTTGCGTTGCCAAGCCGCTGTCATTTCTTCTCGTCTTTAGCTGTCTTAGCTGATTCTTTAAAGTCTTTAGCGGTTGGTGCGCCTGGATCGCCTGGCTTTCTCATCTTTTCGCCGCTGCCTGCTTTGATGCGCTCTTGTTTAGCAAGAATATTGGCGTAGAGTCCAGGCTTATTCATTTGAACGCCTTTAGCTTATAAAGGGTTGAATCAATCAAGTCAGCAATTTCATCAACAATGTTAGATAGTTCTGAATCTTGTGGCAACTCGGTTCGAATGTCTTTAACAAATGCTTTGACGCTCGTCATGTATTTTACGGGGTCAGTAGCTAAATGAAAATCCTTTGGATAGGATTTAATGATTTCATAAGACCCTTGATAAGCCTCGGCCCATTTGTCTGTCAAATCAACAATGTTATCGTAATACTCAGCCAGCGCAACGTGCTTTGCGTAGCTATCGGTCATTAGATGTTGAAAGTGTGCGTTTGTCCCGCTATGGAACAAGGTTGCAACGAAAACGGCAGGATAGTCCATAGTGACCTCACAAGATAGCTATCACAATTGTACAACCGCCGCCTGATTTAATCGACCCCCTTGCAATCTCTATTTTGTCAAACTGTCCGTCATTGTCAAACACGCCGGCATCTTGCAAAGCGTCAAATAAGCCTTTTAGCCTGTTGTCTAGGTCAATGCTGCGCCTATCCCTTGGGAATATTGTAATGATCGCCATAAGCCTGTTTGAACCAAAGTTAGGCACTTTGTTGACCGTAACGTACTCTTGCACCTCTAATTTGTAATCCCTGCCACCCTGACTAAGGATTGTCCTGCCTCTAAAGTTGCGCCAATAAGTGTTAACTGACGGTGGCAATGGCAGTTGTAGGGTGCAAATCATTCCAATTTTTGCCTTGTAAAATGTGATAAATACATCGACGAGTAACTTTGTATTCTTTTGCTATATTGATAACGCTAATTCCTTGCGCTTTTTTATTGTGAATGTTTACAACAATTTCTTTGGATAATTTTGTTGATTTTGCATATCTCATGTTTTCAAGTCTTGTTGCCAATCTTAAATGATTAACGTTAGAACATGATTTGTTACAACAAATATGGTCTATTTCCATGCCTTCAGGAATTTTTCCAAATATTTTTTCAAATTCAAACCTATGGGCGAGGATTCTGTTTCCTTTATTCCATAGCCTGATATAACCAAGTCTGGTTTTTTCGCCTTTCGGAATATAGCAATCGTCAATCATAGCAATGCCTCCGTCTGGGCTAATAAATCTTCTTCTGAAACCCCATACTTTTGAGCAAACGCCTTTTTTCCCAGTCCATGTACCCCATCATTGCCGGTGTGGTGTTGAAAACATAAGGGTATGACTGGCGAGTTATCCCGTTTCATCCCTAATCGCCTAATGTGGTGTATTTGCGGCATCGTTTCGCCGTAACCTAAGTGTCGGCATAGAGCGCATCCAAGGCTAACTAATTTTTCATAATGCTTACGTTGCGCTTTGGTCAACTTGAGCCTCAGTCCATTCTTGAAGATCAACCACCACAATCTGCATATCTACAGCAACGTCAGCAGCTGCGTTATATTTTCCCTGCAATACAAGTTTTTGGTATTGATGAATCATTGCTTTAAGTTTAATTAGGCTTTCAGAATAATCTTTCATTTGGTTATTTTATCCATTTGACGGTTACTAGCTTGTTCGCTGCGCCAGGCATC